AAGAAAAATAAGTAAATTATGAGAGAACGTATAGTAAAAGGTGTCACTCATTACTTATATGATGACGTCGATGAGTTTCGAAGATACCAACCAAATGTATCCTTAGTTACTGATTGGCGTCACTCTAATAAAGGTGATTGGATAGAAACTGATGATGGACAAGTATGCCAAGTATTATATCTTGGTGTAATGAAGAAGTCAGATAGAAAAAATGCAAGTACCTATATTAGAACGATTATGGGTTCGTATATTTGTAGTCCTAAAGTCTATATTGAAGGCGATATGAAAACAAATATGCATACTTTTGCTACTGATGGAGAATCTCCTACAGTAAGGAAAAGAAACAGAAAACATGTTACTGATAAAGAATTTTTATTTGGTAAGTATGTTGCAAAAGGTGATGACGTTGTAGAAGCTTATATGAAGGCTTTTCCAAGCAAGAATGAAGAATATGCAAAGTCTCAAGCAAAGTTATTATTAAAGACAGAGAGAGTAAAAGAATTGATACGAGAAGAAATAGATAGATATTTGAATGAAGCTGAAATTACTCCTAAGTATCTATTAGAAGAAATGAGAAATATTATTGACAAGAGAGATTCTTCGGATAGAGATAAATTAACAGCACTAAATACATTAATGAAAATATCTGGAATGATGGATACAGAAAAGACAACTGAATCTGTTACAGTATTCCAAGGTTTTACAAAGGAGCAATTAAATGCAATTCAAGAATCTAAATACGAAAAACTGGCTGAAGTTAAAAGAGATAGCGAAAAGTAAACGTTGCCATATTTGTTCTTATAAACTAAAGAAAACTGCTGTTTATATTTGGAATAAAAAAGCAAATGATACTACACATATTAAATGTTTTAATTGTTTAACTATCTATAATACTGATTTTAATATTACAGAGATAGGAATACCACAACAGATAGGAGAAGCATGAGACTAGCAGTTTATGGCACATTAAGACGTGGATATCCAGATACAGGACGAATAGAAGGGTTCAGTCTTGTATTTCCTGGTACCAAATCATTTCCAGCATTAATTAAAAATACAAAAGGTAAAGGTGCCGTTGTAGAATTGGTTGATGTTACTGAAGATGACTTAAATCAATATGATATGTATGAAGGCATTAGAGATGGTTTATATATCAGAACCACAGCTGATGTCATATTAGATGATACAAAAGAGAAAGAAAGATGTTGGGTATATGTAGCTGGTCCATTATTATGGCAAAGTTCAAGTATGTTTACTGAAGTACCTGATGGTGATTGGTTATCACGTAAAACATTAGTTATGATGGATAGAGTATATGAAAAAGAATACAGAGACGAAGAAGCCAGAGATTTTTAATATTATTCCTCCAGATTTATCTGCAAAGGAACAAGCATTAGAATTAGCAAGAAAAGATATTGTTACTTTTGGTCAAATGTTTTTACCAGAAGACTTTATGAAATCAACACCAGCTCCTTATCAATATGAGTTAAGTAACTTGTTATTAGGTGAAGATAAAAGACTTTGTATCATTTTACCGCGTGGTCACGCAAAATCAACATTAGCTAAAACAGCATTATTATATAAACTCTATTTTAATCCACCTGACAAGAAAGAATTTATTGCTTGGGTATCTGAAGAACAATCTCAGGCAATAGACCATATCAAATATATTCAAAATCATATTGATATGAATCCAGCATTACAATATTACTTTGGTGACTTAAAAGGAAGTAAATGGACTGAAAAAGAATTTACTACTGCTAGAGGTGATAGGGTAATTGCAAAAGGTACATCTCAACGTTTGCGTGGTCGTTCACAATTAGGATTACGTTATACTAATATTATTTTAGACGACTTTGAATCAGAGTTAAATACTAAAACACCTGAACGTAGAAGAGAAATTAAAGAATGGGTTATGTCAACTGTAGAACCAGCTTTAGAAAACTCAAAAGCAAATGAAGGTTCTATTTGGTTAATTGGTACTATTGTTCATTATGATTCTTTTTTACAAGGAGTTTATGATGGTTATTTGCAAGCAGAAAAAGAAAATAGAAAGTCTGCTTGGGAAGTTTTATATAAAAAAGCAATTGTTGATGGTATTCCATTATGGCAAAGTTATTTTACAAAAGAAAAACTAGATAGTATTCGAAGAAGATTTACTGAGATGGGTCTTGTTCATAAATTTGCACAAGAGTATCTTAATGAAGCAAGAGACTTAGAAACTGCTAAATTCCAAATAGATAGATTAAATTATTATAAAGGTGATTTAGTTTCTAGAAATGGATTCAACTATATGATGATAGATGATTCTGCTATTCCAGTAAATGTCTATATGGGAGTTGACTTGGCATATGAGTCTGGTGCAAAGAATGACTATCAGATTATTATGGTAGTTGCAGTTGATAGTGAACGTAATTTTTATGTTGTTGATTATTATAGAGAACATTCGCCTTTATATGATATGCCTAAAAGAATTGTTGACTATGCTAAGAAATATAATCCAGTACGTAGAGTAAATATTGAAAAAGTAGGTGCTCAAGGTTTAGTAAAGGATTATGTAAATCAATTAGCTGGTAAAGATAGAAAATTAGCTCCTGGCTTATCGCAAGGAGTTCGACCACCTAGTGGTATCAAAAAAGAAGATAGAATAGAAGCATTACTATGTCCTATTGTTAATCGAAGAAAAATGTTTATCAAAAAAGAACACGCAGACTTAGTTGATGAGATGTTTGAGTTTCCAAAAGGTAGACACGATGACTTGTTAGATGGATTATGGTATGCTATTACTACGGCTAAACCGCCAAAAAGTTCCGCAATAGATGCAGATAAGTTAGATGAAAGAATAAGTAAGATAGAAGATAGTTATGCCAAAAGAACAATTAATTGGATAACTGGACAAAAAAATTAATTTTTTACTTGACTTTAACGACGAAAATTTGTTATTTTTGACGTAAAACAATTATTGGGAGTTTATGGCAAATTACGACAAAACAAAACCACAACTTACTAAAGAATTGTTTAGACGTTGGAGAGACGCTAGACAACAGTGGGACGCAGAAGCTAGAAACGCAGTAGATTTTACATTAGGTAATCATTATAGTACAGAAGAATCAGATGCTTTACAAGCAGTAGGGCAAGCTGATTTTGTTATTGATAGAGTTTATGCTGCTGTTGACAAATTAAAATCATTATTAACAGCAAGACCAGCAAGGTTTTCTGTTATCGCCAGAGAAGATTCTGATACTAAATTAGCAAATGTTTGGAGAACTATCTTAGAATATGTTTGGGACATTTCTAATGGTGATAGTACATTTAAACAAGTAGTACATGATTATGCTGTCACAGGTTTGGGATATATGTATGTTTATGTTGACCCTGAAGCTGATTATGGTAGAGGTGAAATAAAGTATACTCACGTTGACCCTTTTCGTGTTTATGTAGACCCAGCATCAAGAGATAGATTTTTTAATGATGCATCTGGTATTATTCTGTCTACATTTTTAACAAGACAGCAAGTATTAGACCTATATCCGCAATTAGAAGAAATGATTGATGATATTGAAGTTGGTATTAATTCTTTATATGGAGAAGATTATCCAACATCTAATTTAAAAAACAGCAATAATGTTTTAACTCCCGCAGAAGCAAAAGATTTAGATTATCAAGTTAATCAAAAATATCAAATACTTGATAGATTCTATAAAGTAAAAGTTCCATACTATAGATTGTTTAATAGTGTCAGTGGTGCAGAAAAAATTGTAGACCCTGATGTTTATGCACAAATTCTTCAAGAAGAAGAAACAATAAATGCTATAGAAAGTGGAGCTATACAAATAGAAGAAATTATGCAAACAAGAATTGCACAATGCAGTAGCATTGGTGATACTTTACTTTATGAGCGTATTCTTAACACTGATATCTATCCAATTGTTCCATTTACGAACATTTGGACTAATACTCCCTATCCGAAATCAGACGTGAACAAGGTTAAGGACTCCCAAAGACTTTTAAATAAGTTATTCTCTTTGACCTTGTCACACGCTCAATCAGCAGCTGGTTTAAAACTTTTAATACCAGAAGGTAGTGTAGATAGTGTAAGTCAACTAGAAAAAGATTGGGCAAATCCAAATGCGGTTATTGAATATAATCCAGAGTTTGGTGAGCCACATTATCCACAACCAGCTCCTTTAACAAGTGAGTTTTATTATTTAATAGATAGGGTTGAGAAATACATTGATTTAAATTTTGGTATTCCTGAATTATTACAAGGATTTAAAGATAATGCACCAGAATCTGTTAGAGGTACAATGCTTTTATCAGAAATGGGTGAATCTAGAGGAAAATCAAAATTAAGAGATATTGAAGCAAGTTTAGCAATGGTAGGACAAGTTGTTTACAATTTAGCTAAAGACCATTATAGATTTGCAAAGACTTTTAGAATTGTACAACCAAACAATGATATTACTGAGTTTTCAGTAAATATGAGAATGTACGATGATAAGCGTAATGAATTGATGACTATTGAAAATGATATTCAATTAGGTCAACATGACATTCGCATAATATCAGGTTCAACTTTGCCAAGCAATAAAGTTGCTGAGTATAATATGTACTTAGATGCTTACAAACTTGGACTGGTAGATGATGTCGAGGTTTTAAAGAAAAGTGAAATCTTTGACAAAGAAGGTGTCCTTCAGAGAAAAGGTCGCATGGCACAAATGCAATCATACATTACACAACTTGAAAATCAAGTAAAGAAACTAAGTGGCGATTTACAGACATCTGAACGTGAAATGGTATCAGCCAGAAAACGAACAGAAGTTGAGAAGTTTAAATCTACATTAAATGAGATTACTTCTGCTACAAAAGTAAAAGAAAAAGAAAAGGTAATGCAACTAGGCAATTTGGTAGACCAAATGGGACAATCTATGGAGGCAGAAGAACAAAATAAGCCTGGTTCAGAGTCTTAGACTAAATCAGGGTTAGGAGAAAAATAATATGGCAAAAGAACAAGAAAAACAACAGGTTGAAATGCAAGACCCAATAGTTGAGTCAAGAGGAAAAGAGGAAACTATTTCTCTAGAGCCTCAAATGGAAGAAGGTGCAGAAACATCTTCTGACGTTAATTGGGAAGCAGAAGCTAAGAAATTCCAATCTATGTACGATAAAAAGGTTGCAGAACATGAAAATCTTAGAAGAGATAGTGATGAGCTATTACAATTAAGAAATTTATTGACTGAAAGACCTGAGTTAATAGATGTAATTGAAAAAAATATTGCAGGAGAATCAGTTGCGGACAAAGGAATGGATTCAAGTACAACTCCAGAAGACTTTGACCCTTGGGACGCCTACTACAAGCCAGATTCCGAATCTTACAAATTTAGAGTAAGTCAGGAAAAAAAGCTTGTACATGAAACAGTAGATAAAGAACTGGCTAAACTACAAAATCAAATGGCGATGAATAATTTAAAATCAGAATTGGTTAGCAAACATAGCTTAAGTAGCGATGATGCAGAAAGATTTTTACAATTTGCAACGACACCAAAAGCTAATTTACCTATTGAAACACTTATTAAAGTGTGGAAAGAAGGTAATGGCGGTAGTCCAAAACAAAGTGAAAATCTTGAAGCAGTACAAAAAGCTAAATCAATTCCGAAACCAGCTGGTGTTCTTCAAGGTGGTCAACAACCACAAAAATCTGAAGGTGACCAAGTATGGGATAGAATTATGAACGCTGGTAGAGTTGGTAGAATAGCTAAATAAACTAACTTAGGAGTGAATATAAAATGGCTTTTAATCAAGACATACTAAAAGCATCACAGATTACCGCAGCATCAACTAGTGCTGGTTACGGACAGGCTCCAGACCAAAGAAAGCTGTATGATTTTTCTGATAGAGTTGCAGAACTTATGCCAGAGGAATCACCTTTTTTTGTCTACCTAAGTCAAGTTTCTAAAGTAGCTACAGACGACAATATTTTCCGTTATTTGGAAAACAGAACTGTAACTAACTACACATCTAGAAACTTTAGCTTAGCAGCTGACGTAAACAGCGGTAGTGCAGTGACTGCTGGAAATGTATATGACTTTACTGTAGATGATGGAGCAGGTGCTTCAATCGGTTTCATCACTAAAGGTATGGTCGTTGCAGTTTCAACTGTTGATGATACTAACGGTTATGGTCAAGCTTTAGTTAGAGTTGAGTCTGCACCAAACGTACAATCAGCAAACACTACCTTCTCAGGTAGAATTGTTGAGTTATCAAATTCTAGCGTTTCAGGATACAATGTTTTATCAGATAATGATGGTTGCCAAATCGTTGGTACATCATTCGAAGAAGGAACAGGTTCACCTGATACTTTCTCAGATACACTAGAAGATGACTTTGGTTATACTCAAATCTTCAAAACAGCTTGTGAATTAACTAACACAGCAATAGCTACAAGATATCGTGGCTACGCAAACGAATTCGATAGAATTTGGGCGCAAAAATTACGTGAACACAAAGTAGACATCGAAAGAGCTATGCTCTTTGGACAAAAAGCTCGTGTGAACGGAGTACAATACACTGAAGGTCTAGTTGGACACATTGTTAAAAATGTTGCTCCAGTAACTGATAATTCAGCGCTTTCTTACAATTCAGGTAATGCTTACTACAGAAGTGTAGCTCAAGCTGAGTTAACCTATGATAGATTGCTTTCTGACTTAGAAGTTATCTTTGACCCTGCAAGAGGTGGTTCAAGCGAAAAGCTTGTTCTAGCTTCATTGCCAGTAATTACATTCTTCAACAAAATGGGCGATGGTGCTTTTATTGACGCATCTATCGGACAATCATCTACACCATTTAGAGTAAACATGAACAATGTACAAGGTTCATTTGGTCACAACCTTATGGAAATTAACACTGTTCACGGCTCTATGTACTTAGTGAAAGAGCCTTTATTTAGAGGTATCGCTAATGGGTTTATGTTGATGGCTGATATGTCAAAACTAGCTTACAGACCTTTAGTTGGTAATGGAATTAATCGTGATACTCAAATCATGACTAATGTACAATCACCAGACGAAGACCTCAGAAAAGATATGATTCTTACTGAAGCTGGTCTAGAGATTACCTTACCAGAATGTCACGCTCTATATAACGTGGAGGGATTATAAGATGGCAAGAGGTAGTATATTAGAAAAAAATAGTGGTGCAGGTGGATATCTATTACCAGTAGAAACTGTTACAGCAGCTGTTACTTTAGACGCTGTAAAAGACAGTGGAAAGACTTTAGTTGTTTCCAATGCTGGTGGTGCATATCAAATCACACTTCCTACAACTCTAGAAATTGGTACTCAATACAAACTAATTTTCAAAGATTCACCAAATGCTGCAATTACTATTGCTGCTGGTTCTGCGATTATGTATGGTAAAGTATCAGAGTCTGAAGTTGATACAGGTGATGACAATCCTGGTTCTGCTGGAGCAACTGGAGTTTCTAACTTAATCGTTGGAACTACAGCTGATGAAGGCGACTGGATTTCTATCATCTGTGATGGAAAGAGCTGGTACTTCGACGGCAATACTGCTGTTGATGGTGCAGTAACCACATCTTAATATAGTCCTTAGGTACTATGGAGTGGGACTTTTCCCACTCCAAAACCTATAAGAAAATTTAAATTTAGGAGATAAAATGGCAGATTACGTAACAAAAACAAAGATTATTATAGGAACACTAAGTCCTGATGAGGATAGTGTTGCTGGTTCTTTAGCTAAAGAAATCAATGACTATATTGAAACATTAGATGATACTAGTGAAGCAATTATTGACATTCAAGCTACAGAACTTGATAAAGGAAGAATTGCTTACATTGTCTTACATAAAACAACTGCGTAGGTAATAAATGGTTTGTCAACATTGTAACGAACCAAATCCAGAAGGCTTCTTTAATTGTAGGTCTTGTGGGTTAAGAGCATCTGCTCCTAAATGGAATACAAATTTTGTAGTAAGAGAAAACAATAGCTGGGCAAGAGCAATTAGAACTGACCAAATAGATTTTAATACTGTAAGTATGGAAGAAGGTATTAAGAAAATGAAGGAAAGTAATGCTAAAGCTAAACCAGCACCAAAAGGCAAAAAAGTGAGGGTAATGTAATGCCAATGAAGAAAAAGAAAAAAAAGGCACCTGCTGGTTATCATTATATGCCAAATGGTAAATTAATGAAAGATTCTGCACATAAAAAAAGTAAAAAGAAAAGCTATGGCAAGAAGAAATAATAAGAGAAAAGGATTATACGCTAACATACATGCAAAGCGTAAAAGAATTAAAGCTGGTTCTGGTGAAAAGATGAGAAAGCCAGGCAGTAAAGGTGCACCAACAGCAGCTCAATTTAAACGTGCTGCTAAAACCGCTAAGAAGAAGAAATAATGTTTAAGGGACCAAATGGTGCAGGTAAAGGTGATGTTCCAAGACCAATGGACATTACTAGAAAAGAATTTGAAAGAAGATGGGATAAAATATTTTCTAAGAAAAAAGGGAAGAATAAATAATGGCTGATTTTAAAACACAAGTTGATAATTTAACAGGATTTGGAAGCACTGATGATGTTGCTTTATCAGATTGGTTGTCTAGTGGTGCTAGAGAAGTAATTAATGTATTTCCTATGTCTAAATTAGATAGAATGTCTATAGAAGATACTTTTCATAGTGGTAATACAAAAACAACTAATCCTATTGATGGTTATGCTATAGAAGATGCAAAAATTCTTCATGTATTAAGAGCAGTAGATATTGATGCTAGTCCAGTAGTTTATCAACCTTGTAGAGAGATTCATACTTCTCAAATAGGTAGAGCTATAGACCCTGATTTTATGGAATATGCAACAGCAACAGACCCAGTATATTATGAATCAGATAAGAAATTAAGAGTTTTACCAGATAGCGATGCTACTAATGCTGGAACTGCAGATTGTATATTACAAAAGATAAATTTAGATTTTACGATTGCAGTTACAGATACTACTGTTGAAGACTTTCCTAAAGAAGGAAATAATGCAGTAGTTTTATTTGCAGCTAGAAATGCTTTGATGAGACTAATGAATGCTAAACATTCTAATACTGATATAGCTACAGCATTTACAGCATTGAAAACAGAATTAGATGAAACTCAAGCAATTGCAGATTTAATTAACACTCAAGTAGATAGTGCTGTAACAGAAATTGCAGAAATGGTAACCAATATAGATGATAATGTTGATACTGCTTTAGCAGCTATGAAAGCTTCTGCTGATAAAATTAATGCGGCAATAGAACTTGCAAATGCAGAATTTGATAAAGCTGAACTTCATAATGATGATGAAGATAATGAATTAGCTACATCAAGAATAAATGGTGGAAGTGCCTATTTATCTGAAGCTGCTTCAAGAGGAAATGAAGTTGCAACATATGCAGCTGAAATTAATTCTAGATTATCTCAAGTGAATGTTCAAGGAACAGTTGCTAATAATTATTTACAAGCTGCTCAAGGATATTCAACAGAATTATCAGCAAAGATTAATATTGCTCAGGCATATGGAACAGAAGTTAATTTAAGATTAGCAGTAGATAATACTGAATATCAATGGTATGCTCAACAATATGCAGCAATTGATGCTCAATATAAACAAGCTTTACAATTATTATCAATGGAAAAAATAACAGCAAGTGGAGATGGACATTTCCATAAAAAAATAGAGGACTAGGTCATGGCAGCGATAGAATTTACAGGTAAACAAATTTTTAGTAGAGTTATACAAGCAGTTCCTGATGCAACAGAAACTTATGTTTTAAACTTAATTAATGAAGCATTGATTGATATGGGTAGATATACTAATCAGATAGAGAATGCAAAGACAGATTTAAAACACAATCAATTATGGTATGCTTTAGATGATGATGAATCAATAACTGTAAATAAAGTTTTTAGATGTGCTATATTAAATTCAGATAGCGAGTATATTGAGATACCAAGATTAACTCCTGGAAGAATTAAACAATTTTATAATGAATCAGATACAGCAACTAATACAAGTTGGACGGAGGTATAATGGCAGCGGTAAGTAGTTCATACAAAGACCCTAATAAAACATTTGTTTGGTGGATTGAAGGCGATAGAATCGCTATTGGTACGACTGAAGGAGATGGAGGTACAACTGCTACTGATAATGGTAGATTAAAACCAGTACAATTAGGAGCTGGTAATACTATTACAGATGGTATTGTTATTTCTTATTATGCTGAACCAGATAAATATACCGCATTATCTGATTCTTTAGATATTGATAATGTGCTACAACCAGCAATTATTGATTTTGTAAAAGCAAAGGCTTTGATGGACGCAGCGGCTAGAACAAATAATCCAGCTACTGCACAGATTAAAATGGCTTCTGCGCAACAATGTATGGCAAACTACAAAGAAGCTGTACGTAGATATGGTATGAAGAAAAACGATAAAGTCGGAGGAACTAGAGCAATAGCTCCAGCTGATTTGAGATAATGGCTAAGACAGTACTACAACATAGACAAGAGATGGAGCAAAGACTTGCTAATGTTGAAACACACGTGGAAAACATTTATCACCACGTAAAAAGAATTGAGCATTTAGTAGAATTACAAAATGGTAGAGTACGTAAGAATGAAGAAGAAATTGCACGTTGGAAAGGCGTGGTTGGTGTAATTATCTTAGTGATAACTATAGCAGCATCATTATTGCGTTAAATAATATTAAGGAGTAAACAATGCCAGCAAAAAAAACATCAAAGAAAGACCCACGTCTAGCAAGAGCTGGTGTATCTGGTTACAATAAACCTAAACGTACACCAAGTCACCCTAAAAAGTCACACATTGTTGTAGCTAAAGAAGGTAGTAAAGTAAAGACTATACGTTTTGGAGAACAAGGTGCTAAAACTGCAGGTAAACCTAAAAAAGGTGAATCTGATAAAATGAAGAAAAAGAGAGCAAGTTTCAAGGCAAGACATAGAAGAAATATTGCCAAAGGAAAGATGTCTGCTGCATATTGGGCAGATAAAGTTAAATGGTAAACAGGAGACAACATGAACTTAGTAATCAGTAAAATCCTAACTAGTTTAGGAACCGAGAAATTCATCAAAGCTATTCTATTACATTTAGGCGATTGGTTAGTAGCTAAATCTTCTAATAAATTAGATGACAAGCTTTGGAGTGAAGTTAAAAAAACCTTAGATAAATAGGAGAGAATATGAACTGTGATTGTGGCTGTGGAGGCTGTGTAAATGCCTAGAATGTCATTACAACTAAATGACTTTAGCGGAGGGCTTAATACTAAGTCCTCTCCTAGGGATATTGCACCTAATCAGGTACAGAAAGCAGATAATGCATTCTTATCTAATCCTGGCTTAATTCAGGCTACATCAGATGCTACATCTAAAAGTTCATCAGAAACAATAACTCATATTCATAATGGTAATGGCGCATTTATTTTTAACTCTCAATATAATGTTGATGTAGATGGAACTGCAACACAACCTACTCAAACAATAGCATATCCAATCAATAAGGGTGTTGGTAATTCTACAATACAATTTTTTAGAAGAAATTTTGACAGCACTGGAGACTTTTCATATCTAGATTATACAACGACAAATACTGAAATAGATATGCAAGTTACTGGTGCAATAAAGCCAGTATATTATTTTGTAGATGGATTATTATATGTTTCTAATAAACTTGCAGTAGATTCAAGTATTACATCTGAACCTAAAAAACTTACTTATGTTGAATCAATCAGATTTGGACAAGATATTACTGGCTGGTATGATACAACAACTAAAGTAGAAACTAGTGATACTCAATTTGAAGATATAGCAGAATTAGATTCTTTTTCAACTAACCCAGGAACAGGTGAATTTAGTATTATATTACAAACAGACCCTACTATTAATAGTTTAACTTATACAAACAAACAACAGAATAATGTAGATATTGTAACAAGACAAAATCCAGATTTAGACCCAGCAGATGAAAGAGAATATGATATTGGTATTACAGATAAGATTATTTACTTAAAAGCTGGAACAGAAAATATGACAGGAGCTTTTAGTGATGGAGATATTTTCTTTATTAATGGAGAAGGTTTTAGAGTAAGAGGAGTTAATGTATTGAGTCCTAATACTACTGTACAATTAGTAGTAGATAGAAATATTTATGGAACTGGAGCTTTAGAACACGGACTTAGTTCTAATGTAAAAGAACAAGCAGTAGATACTGTTTCAGTTACTGCTGGTGGTTGGGAACCTGGTTCTTATGAGTTTTGTCATACAGTTGTTGATTTGCAAGACAATGAAACATTACCACAAACACCTAAATCAAATTTATTTAACATTACTACTGGTTCATATTTTTATGGTGTTAAATTTAGAATAAAAGATACTGGATTTATTACTAGAAAAAATGAAAAAGGTGTTCGTGTTTATACTAGAAAAAAAGGTGGAAATGGTAGATGGATTTTATTCTTAGATGTTGATTATTATCAAGGAGTTAGAAAAAATTTATTTGAAGACTATGAACCTTTTGTTGAGGTAGCTACCGATTACAATGAAAACGAAAAGGCTTTTGATATTGTTAATCCTTCTTTAGATACTTATGAAAGTATTAATGGATATTCTCAAGACGAAGAAGGTATTGACTTTGGAACTAAAGGTGGATATAAAGCAGCTACAATCTGTGCAAGAAGAGCTTGGGTAGGTAATGTTAGAAAGAATGATACAGTTTATGATGATAGAATTTATTATAGTCCAGTCAATAGATTTGCTACATTCCCAGATACATTCTATTTAGATATAGGAATTAGTGATGGTGATTCATTCACTGCTTTACATAGCTTAGGGAATAGATTATTAGCATTTAAACAAAGAAAACTTTATATTATTAATGTATCTTCTTCTTCTGATGCTGGTTGGTATTTAGAAGCAGAATATGATGGTATGGGTTGTAGACAACAAGAATCAGTATGTAAAACACCTTTTGGTGTATGTTGGGTAAATGATGATGGTGTTTATTTATTTGATGGACAATCAATGCCTAAAGAGATTACAGTTGCATTAGATGATGCTACTTGGAGAACAAATCAAACTACTAAGAATCCAGCAATTGGTTATAATAATAAATATAAACAATTAAATGTAGTACAAGATACTGCAGCAGATACAGATGTACTTGTATTTGATTTTCCTTCACAAGGTTGGAGTATAACTAAATCAATTGGAAGTAGCGGTATTTCAAACTTTGTTCCTTCTTTTGATGGATTATATTATATGGAATATGGAGCAGCAAATGCTAAAACATTAAAGTTATTAACTGGTGATGTAGGTACAAAAACAATTGATTTAAGAACAAAAGATTTAGATTTTGGAAATCCAGGATTAGTAAAGAAAACTAAAAAAGTATATGTTACTGTTAAAAATGAAAATTATGTTGCATTAACAAATACAACTCACAAAGAATTAATATTATCTTATGCTTTAAATGGAACTGAATCTTATGTTGATTTAGCTGCTCAAAACATAGATAGCACTACTTATAAAACCCTTGTATATACTATAAACCAAAATGTAGAATCTATATCCTTTAAATTAACTACTAATAATGTAGCTGGAGGAGATAGTAATACTGGTAAATTAAGTATTAACGATATCAATATAGATTACAGACAAACTAATAAGAGACCTTCGTAATGCCTAAATCAGGAGAACATAACGTCAATAATATTGACTCGTTCTTTAGAGTTAGACCATCTAGAACTAACTTAAGAGAAGGAGAAACAGTATCATTTCTTGAAGATGGAAAGCTTGTTAAACAAGAAAAAAGAAATGGTGTTGTCTATGAAATCAAACTTAATGAACTTGGCAAACAAGAAACCGCATTAACAAAAACAGAAGAATCTTCATCATCTACTGTATTTTATGGTGGAGATATTACAAATGTTGTTGCTGGTACAGGATTGAGTGGAGGTGGAAGTTCTGGTTCAGTTGTTTTAGATATTGATTCTACTGTCGCTACTTTAACAGGCACACAAACATTTACAAACAAAACAATCGATTTAGATTCTAATACTTTAACAGGTACATTATCAGAATTTAATACAGCATTACAAGGAGATAGTTTTGTTTCTTTAACTGGAACAGAAACCCTAACCAACAAAACTTTAGCTGCTCCTATATTTACAGGTACAGCACAAGGAGTAAATCTTACTTTATCAGGAGATTTAACTGTAAGTGGAGACACTACAACTTTAAATACAGCTACATTGCAAGTAGAAGATAATAATATAGTATTAAATTATCACGCTACTAATGATACCTCAAGCACTGCTAATGGTTCAGGTATAACAATACAAGATGCTGTAAATTCTACAACAGATGCAACTATTCTTTGGGACGCTACCAATGATGAATTTGATTTTTCTCACACAGTAACAGCTCCTGATTTTACAGGAGATTTAACAGGTAATGCAGATACTTCTACAAAATGGGCTGCAGGAGTAGATATAAATTTAAGTGGTGATGTTGCTGGAACAACTGGAGTTTCTTTAGATGGTTCAGCAGATGTAACTATTACAGCTACTATTCAAACTGATGCTGTAGAAGCAACAATGTTAAATGATAATATTATTAGTGGACAAACTGCTTTAACAGTTGGTCTTGCTGATACAGATGAATTACTTCTTTCAGACGCTGGAGTTTTAAAGAAAGTTGATATTAGTGTATTAGAAAGCAAATTTACTTCTGGTATCGATGCTTTAACTCTTGCTAACTTTAATGATGATGTTATTATTACAGATACAGAATTTAATTCTGGCACTCCTCCTACATTAAATGATTCAAGAATTTTAACTGCATTAGCAACAGAATCTAAAATTGAAGAATATGGATATGGCACTGGTACAGTAACTAGTGTCACAGGTGGAAATGGATTAACTGGTTCAATAACTACTACAGGAAGTTTAAATGTTGGAGCAGGAACTGGTATTACAGTTAATGCAGATAGTATTGAAGTAGATATAAATGGATTAGGTTCTCTAGCTGATGCTGTTGATACAATAAATGACCAAATAATGCTATATGATAATTCTTCATCAAGTATAGTTAAAACAAATGTAGGTGATTTGCCTTTTACTAATAACACTGGAGATATTACTTCAGTTAGTATTACTGCAGGAACAGGTTTAACTGGAACAGTAAGTACTACTTCAGGAGCACATAGTCAAACATTATCTGTTACTGGATTAACTGTATCAGAACTTGCAGCTGGTTCTTTAACAACAAGTGCAGAACTATTTGCAGACAATGATACAACTCTTATGACTTCTGCTGCGATTGATGATAGAATATTATCTTATGGTTATAGCACTACAACAGGAACAGTAACAAGTGTAGGAATTACTCCAGGTAGCTTAATTGATGTATCAGGTGGACCAATTACATCATCAGGTAGTATTACGATTGATGTTGATTTAAATGAAGCAACTGATATGAATGGTATTGCTATGGTAGGCACAGACCAATTTATTGTATTAGATGGAACTACAGAATCAAAAAAACCTGCAAATGAAATTCCTTTAAGTATTTTAAATAACGATGCAGGGTTTATAACCACAACAAGCACAGATACTTTAAGTAATAAAACCTTAGCATCTCCTGCCTTTACAGGAACTGCTACTGGTGTTAATCTAACTCTTAGTGGTGATTTAACAGTTAATGGAACAACCACTACTTTAGATACTACTAATTTAAAAGTTACTGATAATATTATTGAACTCAATCAAGGAGTTGCTTCTAATTCTAACGATTCAGGAATTATTATAGAACGAGGTAGCACAGGCGATAATGCAATGATTATTTGGGACGAATCTCAAGACAGATGGGTATTGGGAACAACCACAGCAACTGCCGATGCTACTGGAGATATTACTTTTACAGAAGGTAGTGTTCAAGCTACCACATTTTATGGGGCATTATCAGGCAATGCTTCTACTGCTACCAAATTAGGAACTCCAAGAAATATTGCAGGAGTTGCTTTTGATGGTAGTGCTAATATTGATATTCCTATTAATAATTTATCTGATGTTAGTATTACTTCTCCAAGTGCTAACCAAGCATTGATTTACAACTTTGGTACTGGTGTTTGGGAAAATGGAAGTGCAGGACTCACCTACAATGGCTCAACTGCTAATGGAATATTGACTTATGGTAGTGGTACTACAATAGATGTAGAAACAGATTTAGTATATACTGCAACTGGATTAGGTATAGGCACTGACTCACCTTCACAAAAATTAGACATTCAAGATGGGCAATTAACATTTACTCAAAGTGCTATAAATCAAGCATTATCAGGTAGAATTAGATTTAATGAATATTCAAGTGATTCCAATGTATCAGGTGCATATATCCAATACAATGGTGCAAGTAATTATTTGCAAATGTTTACTAATACCGAAACAACTGATTATGAATTTTTAAGAGCATTAAGAGGTAGTCATTTAGCATTACAACCAACTGGTGGAAATGTTGGGATAGGAACTGTATCACCTGCAGAAAAATTACAAATCAATTCTAATACAACTTATGATACTAAAATTAGACTTGGAGATAATGGTACAAGTAGATATTTCTTAGCAGGTATGCTTGATAGTAATACTGGTATGATTGGTTATGTCAATGGTACACCATCTCATTTAGCATTTCATACTGGAACTGGTGCAACTGGCTCTGAAAAAATGAGAATAGAAACTGATGGAAATGTTGGAATTGGCACTAATTCACCTAATGCAAAATTTGAAGTAAGTGGTAGCACTAATTCAGATTTATTCTCTCTTGAAGGTGCAGGTAGTTCATTTAAGCTTATTGGAGAATCAGGAGATGCAACTTCTATTAATTCTATGTCTTATAGATTAGGATTGCGATATGGCTCTAATGATAATGGATATATAGATTTTTATAGAGGTCCAGATGGTGCTACTGGATACTTAATTTTTGGTGCATCAGGTGCTGAAAAGATGAGAATATCACAAACAGGTAATGTCGGTATAGGAACTACATCACCAAGCACTAAACTTCATATTCAAGGAAGTGCAGTTTCAGGTTCAAGTTCAGATACTAATTCATTATTGACTTTAACTAACAATGCAAATAATTCTATACAAATTAATTCAAGTGCAACAGCAAATGGACAGATTAGATTTGGACATAGTACAAGTAATTATAGAGGTGCATTAACTTATTATCATTCAAGCAATATTTTAGGAATTACAACATCAGGCACAGAAAGAGTGAGAATAGATACTACTGGTGCTAAATTTTCTGAAAACTTTGGTAGCACAGATGATGTATTACATATAAATCCAAGCAATGGTGGCAACAGAACTATGACTATTGATGGAGAAAAAATTAATGTTACAATTACAAGTACTGGTAGCTCAACAAATTTAGTATTACAAGATGCTGGTGGTAATGTCGGTATAGGAACTACAACACCTTTAGGAAAGCTACACATCGAAAGTGGCACTTCTACTGATACTGCTTTAATGCTTAAAGTACAATATGATTCAAGTGGAGGAGATAGAGGTAAAATTCAATGGAGAGATGGAGCTAATATTACAGGCTCTATTCATACTGAATTTGATGGAACTGATGTATCTATGCACTTTGGTTCATTATATAATTCAGGATACAATACTACTACAAGAATGACTTTAACAGGTCAAGGGCAACTTGGTATAGGAACTGCATCACCAAGTGCAAAGCTACATGTAGCAGAAGGATTTGCTTATATTTATCAAACAGATAGTCCAGGAAAATTAGAATTAAGAGATAGTAGAGCATCTTATGATGCAGAAATATCACAAAGAAGTGATGGTAGAATATCTTTAGCTACAAGAGCAGGAACTTATGGAAGTAATGGTTCAATAGAAATTTTAGATTCAGGTAATGTTGGTATAGGAACTTCATCACCTGCACAAAAGCTACACATATCAGGTGGTAATGCAAGAATAGATGGTGATATTATTACACAACCAACTTATAAACTTTACTTAGATGGTGGTTTAGATACTTATATCACTGAAGTTGCTGCCAATACAATAGGTTTTAATACTGCTGGTACTGAAAAGATGAGAATAGATGGTTCAGGTAAGGTCGGTATAGGAACTAATTCACCTGGAGAAAAATTAGAAGTATCAGGTAATATAAAAATATCTTCTTCAAGTAATTATTTACAAGCATCTAATATTCAAAATCTTATTAGTGGTGGAACATTTAGAATCAAAAACTTTAGTGGAAGTTCTTTAGCAGAATTTCAAAATGATGGAGATGTATATATTCCAGGTAATGTCGGTATAGGAACTAATTCACCAAGTACAAATACATTACAATTTGGAAGTGCAGGAGATACTATTGGTGTAGATTTATCAAGTGGTGGTACAACAAGAATTGCAGAAATAGAATTTTATAATGGTGCTGATGGTTCATTAAGATTAAAAACCGATAATGCTTCTGCTGGTGGTATTGAGTTTCATACACAAGGTTCTCAAAGAATGGAAGTTTTATCAGGTGGAAATATTCATATAAATAATAGTTTAGGTATAGGAACTGCATCACCTGGTGCTAAGTTAGATGTAGCAGGAGATGGTAAAATACAAAATGATTTATGGATTAGCACCGATTTAGGAGAATTGCAATTTGGTGCTGGTAAAGATGGTAGAATATACTCTTATGAAGATAATTTTTATATTGGAAATTTCACTGCAGGTAAAGATACTATATTTCAAAACTTAAATAGTGCTGGTAGTGCTTATGTAACTAATTTATTTATAGATGGTAGTGCAGAACGAGTCGGTATAGGAACTTCATCACCTGGAGATAAGCTCCACATAGCTGGTAATGTAAGAATAGATGGTGGAGATGTTTTAAGATGGAATGGTCAAGCATTTATAGATACGATAGGTGCTAATGATATGAAATTTAGACCAAATGGCACAGAAAGAGTTATTTTTGAATCAGGAGGAGATGCACATTTTGACCAAGATGTTATTGCATTTTCTACAACACCATCAGATAAAAGATTAAAAACAAATATTAAAGAAATTGATTATGGTTTAGATACTATTCTAAAACTAAAACCAAAACAATATGACTGGAAAAAAGACAATAGACACGATATTGGATTTATTGCACAAGAAGTAGAAAAAGTAATTCCTGAAATTGTCAAAGATAAAAAACACTTTGATAAAGAAATAAAGACTTTGGATTATGAAAAATTAACTGCTGTATTAATAAAGGCAGTTCAAGAACAACAACAACAAATAAACGAACTGAAGGAGAAGTTAAATGGCTAAAGTAATATCAGAATATACACCTGAACAAGTTGTAGCTGATTCACCAAAAATGATTCAAATCAAACATACAAGAACTGTACAAGATTTAAATGGTGCAGATGTAGAAGTACTTGATTGGACTGAAACCAAACAATTAGACCAAGCTATTACTGATTGTGAAGCACACAAAGCAAGATTAGAATCTGACTTAGCATTATGTGAAGCAGAACTTGCAGATATGATAGCAATAAGAGATGCTGAATAATGGCATTACCAGTAGTACCAGCCACTAATATTGGATTGTATGCAAACTTGAGAGAGTCTTGTAGTTGTACT